TAGGTGCTTTTAAGACAACGTATTTCACTCTATTCTTATCAAATAACTCTATTATTATATCAACAACATTCTTTTCTCCTAAAAACAAATCTAGATTCTCTATTGTTTTATATCCAGGTCCTCCCCACGGAGGGTCAAAAAACACACAATCTTGTTCTAATTTTAAATATATATTCAAATAATCTACACAATATACATTATTAATTGGATAACCATATACTTTTAAATTATTCCTTAGTATTTCACATGTTAAACTATCTATTTCTACAGAATTTATCTTATTTATACCATGATTATAAAAACTAATAGTATTTCCACCAATATTTGATGTTGCATCCGTTACTGTTACATTATATATATTTAATTTATGATGAAAATGTTTATATATTCTATCTGAAATTATACTAGCTTCTTTAAAAGGTGTAATACTGTACAAACTTTCTTCTGTAAATCTTATTTTTTCTAAATTTATTTTATCTTTTTTATAATTCCTATCATCAAAAAGCAATTGTATTTTTCCAATTTCTAATTTAATTACACCCTTCACCTTTAAATCATCTATATCTATAGTTGAAGAAGGAGCATCTTCATATTCATTTATAGTAGTAATTTTGTTAACATATTCTGGGCGAATTCCAACATTTATACCTTTTATTCTTACTATATAAAAAAGAAAATATCTATAGTACTTATTCCATTCATTAGTAGAACTATCAAGTCCTACAATTTGTCCAACAATTTTATCATTAGAACCAAATTTAGTAAATATTACTTTATTTAATTCATTATTATCTCCAGTATATACTACATAATCACCTTTTTTATAAATTTGTTTATTAATATCAACAGGTCTTCTGTTATATTTAGTAGAAATATAATGAATACCTAATTGATTAATTTGTTTAATAGTTTTTTCTATAAATTTTCCATTATTATCAAACATATTTTTGTTTATTGAAGATAAAACTACACTTTTTTTATTATATTTATTAATTAAAGGTAATTTTTCATATATCAAATTCATTATTTCAAAAGTACTATATGACTTAGTAAAAAAAGATTTATCAAGAATTTTATTCCCATTATATTTTTCATATGTACAGTTATTATTGAAACATGAAATAATATTTTTTTTATGTAAATCATCGTCAGTGCATAAATTTATTATGTCTTTTTTTATATCTTCATCTGATATATATTTGAAAACATAACATAATACTTTTAAAATATCTTTGTTATCAACATGTTCATTACATTGTGAAAAATAATCACAGAAACTAATATATTTTTTTTCTTCAAGTAATAAGTTATTTCCTATATTCTGTGAATAACTTCTATCAAAGTCAAATATAAAAACTTTATAATTAGATTTTATTATGTACTTTACATTATCTATAACATAAATAAAAGTTTTAGGACTTTCACTATATTCAACAAATATATTTTCTATATGTAAATCATTATGTGTAGTTTTACTTTGAGACAAACAATAACATGTATATGCTACTTGAAATAATATTGTGTATAAATCAGTTTGTATTAATCCTTTTTTATTACCTTCTTTAATAAAATCAAATAATGTAAACTGATCAATTTGTTCATTAATTATAATATTAAATTTGAAATCAGTAAGTATTTTACTATTATCATATATTTCTATTTCATTTGTATCTTTATCTTTTTTATCTTTTTTATCTTTATTATTTGTATCGCTTCTATCATGTTGTAATATATTTAATAAATTTCTTGATAAATTATGGTTTAGTTTTTCTATTGATAAAGTTTTGTTATTTTTATTTACTTTTCCTTCTATAATATATAGTAAATCCTCATATGAATATCTATAGTAATTATCAATACTAGTAACAAAATTAGTACATATATTGTTTTCTATCATTGGTTTTATAACATTACTGTATATCTGTTGCTCATAATTAAGACCTAAAGTTGAGTATATGAAAAAGAATTTTCTATATTCAGACTTAAATTTTAATGCAGAACTTACTTTATTAATAAATTCAGTATAATTATAAATTGTAGAATCAACAAAAATCTTAAAAAAATATTTTTTATTATCAGTAAACTTTACTATCCATTTTTCTGAACATGAAGTACTATTTGAATTTTTCAATTCGTTAACTTCTAATATTCTATTTTTTAAATTATCTATATTTTTATTATATATATCAAGTATATTATTTTCATTAAAAATTTGACTATCATCTATTTCTGAAATATTTATTGTTTTCATATCACCAAATTTTAGTTCTTTATCTTCAATATCTATAATTGGAATTACTGTTATTTGATTATAGCTTTTCTTTTTCAATAAGTAAACATAACCTCCAAGCTTCAATTTCATAATAGTATTTATTATTTTTTCAGAATCTTTTATTTTATTATTAACATCTTCTTTTACTTTAGTTGCATTGAATTCAGGAAATAAATTGTTTTCAATAATCTGGTGGGTATTAATAGATTCTTTGATATTATCTTTAATAATTTCATTACTTCTTTTTTGTTTTTCTTCTGTATTTTCATTAATAACAATTTCTTCAATCGTTTCTGGTATTTTGTTTATATTTATATCTTCATATATAGATTTGTCAATTTTATTATGATTATCTTCTTCTTGAAGTAATTCTTTTATTTTATCAATATTTAATGTTCCATTTTCATTAAACATTAATTTATCACAAACATAAATATCATAAATATTGTTATCTCCATTATCATTATCAACTTGTTTACTACTACTACTAATTATTTCATTATATAATCTATTTAATACGTATTCACAATCATTGTATCTTTCGAAAAAATTATCGTCAACTGCTTTATTAGGTAAATATTGTAACATACAGAAATTTTCATTATCAGAGTTATATTCATAAACTTCAGATAATTGTTTTAACATATTAGAATCACTACTTAATAAATCCAGAATATCCATATTTCGGTGAAGCATATTATAAAAAGAACAGAAAATTTTTATCATGTCTTTATTTTTTACATATCTATTACATTGAGCATAATTTTCACATAATTGATTGTTTAAACTATCATTATCTCCTAATGAAGATAAATAACTTCTGTCAAAATCTATTATCTTTACTTTATATCTTGTTTTTACTATATAACTTTTTCCGTTGATTACATATTTTAGACTCTGAATTTCATCATATTTTGTTAGTAAAATATTGTTTGCATGACAATCATTATGACACATTTTACACAAAGACATTACATAAAGTGCATATATTATTTGAAATAAAACATTAAACATTTCATCAAAATATTCGTTAGATTTTTCTTCATCTAGAAAGTTATATAATGTATAAGTTCTTTCATTAATACCTATAAATTCTGTTACTAACATGTTGAACTTCAAATTTCTTATTTTACTATAATTACTGAATATATTATTAAACTCTTCTTCTTTCAAAAATTGTTTAATATCTGTTACATCATTTATAGGTGGAATATTTATTTTTGTTTTGTTTATAATCATTAGAAAGTTTCTATGCAAGCAATAATCTATGTTATTTTCTACTATTTCACAGTCATTAGTAAATACATTATCAAATAAAATATTCTTAAGATCATTATATTTTAGATATTTATTTTTTCCATGCTTACCGTAAGATGAAATAAATGTTTGAAAATGAGGACATATTTTATAGTATTGAATATTCTTTAACAAGCTATTAAACACGTTCGCTTCATATTCCAATCCTAAAGTACTTAAACTAAGCACATCTTTTTCAAATTCGGAACTATAATTTAAATTATCTAATTGCGATGAATCTACAAATATTTTAAATACCAAAGAATTTATTTGATTATTGTTAAAAAGTATATTATTATTCAAACTTATTTTCCAAATTTGAGATCGTGAATTTCCACTACTAATTCCACATACATTTTTTACACATTGGTAAATATTTTTTTCATTGAAGTCTTGTATATCTAAATATTCTTTTTGTTTTTTAGGTGTAATTCTAAAAAAATTAATACGACTATTTAATACTTTATCAGATGTATTTAGTATATTGTTTATAGAATTTATATCTTTTGTATTTACTAAATAAAATAAATAATTAATGTCTAATGTTTTACACTTTAGTAATTTTATTTTATCTAAATATTCTGAAAATGCTAGGGAATTATTTTTATTTTGTACATATTTTTCTATTAGAAAAATATTTCTATTTTTGTTTCCTCCATCTATTTGATCAAAAACAGTATCATCTCCATCTCCAATTTTATTCTTCTCATTATTTTTTTTATTTTTTCCATCATAAGCCTGTTCATCTACATCATAAGCCTGTTCATCTACATCATCATCATCTTCAATTAAATCAGTTAAATTTTTTGATTCAGAATCGTTTTCATGTATATCGTTTTCATGTATATCGTCTACAAGTATATTTTCATCACTTGAAAATTTAGTAACTGAATTTAAGTAATTATAATTATATAAAATTCCACATATTGTTTTATATATTGGATCATTATTTGTTATTAAACTCAAATCTATTTTTTTCTCATAATATTCTAATACATTTTTTAATCTTTTTTTTGTTTCAGTTTCAGAGTAATCGTTCATTTTTCCAAACATTATTTTTTGGTTTGAATTCACTAATTTCACTAATTCTGATAAGCTTTCAATATTATTATTTTTTATCTGAAATTTATTAATTATGTACTCATAAAATACTTTATTAAAAAAATCTCTATTTGTTAGTCTATTGTGTATATTTATTATTGAAGATAACAAAAAGTTATGTTCTTCATTATCAATTATTTTATCAACATTTTTCCTGTAACTTGAATTACTCAATTGGATTTTTATTATTATTTCTTTTAGTTTTATTATTTTTTCTCCTATTGATTTTTCATTTTCCATATTAACATATTCTATCAAAATATCTATATCTTTACATACATAATTCCAAATAATATTAATTATTTTTTCTAATTCATCTTCCTTAAACGAATTTTTTTCATTTATTTTAAACAACTCTTTTTTTACAGTATTTACAAAAAAATCTGAAATATTATTACTTTTATTTTCTATCATATCTATCTCTATATTCAAAATATTTTTTATTACACTAATAACAAAACTACTATTTATACTCATATAATATTCATCCTTAAATATGAATTCCATTTTTTCTTTAAAGTAATAAAAACTATTTAGTATTACATTCAATAGTGTTGAAATTTTTTTTTTTACTACATTCTTTACAAATAAATCTTTGTTTATTAATTCTAATGTTTCTAATTTTGTATATTCATTGTTATAATATGATATTATATTTTTCACATCTATTTCTTTTGATTTACTATTTATATATTCAGATGTTATTTTATCAACATATATTGAAAATCCTTCTATTTTAATTATATTTGAGTAATATCTTTTACTGTTTGTACTTATATCAAAATTATTTGATAAATACAACATACATTGAATATCGTTACGACTTGACGATAATTTATTTATACCTATCCCAAATTTATTATTTAGTGCTAAATCTAACATTGTTTTTAGTTTTTCGTTGTAAGTATTTTTTAATTCTTCTACTTTATATTCTATATAATTCTTTATTGATGAATATTCTTGTTTATTTATAATTACTTTATTATTACTATATAGTGTATATAATCTATCTGTTTCACTTTCTGTAAATATATAATTTCTTTTGTAAATATCATACTCTTTATAAACAGAATACTCAAAAAATAAAAAATTATTATTATTATAATAATTATCCTTATCTATACTACTTGCATTTTTTCCTATGAATTTATCCAATGAAAAAGATTCTTTATTTATTATATTTTCTTCATTACTTATTTTTACTTTTATATTTGTTTCTATCTTTTTATTTGTATACAAACTATATACTATATTTAATAATTCACCTAAATTATTATTATTTATATAAGATAATTCCTTTTTTGATTCTTCAGTTAAATTGTTTTCTTTTATTATCATATTCAAAAACTCATCAAGTAAATTTTTCTTTATGTTTACTTTCTCTTTATCTATAATATTCTTGTATTCCTTATTTATTACATTTAATAATAGAACTATTGGATAATCTATCGCTACTATTAATAGTTTTTGTAATTCTTTATCATCTTTTATTTTTTTTTTTACTTCATTAAAATTCATCTTTAATGTACTTATATTCCTATTCATAAATTCCCTTGTTCTTTCCTTATTCTGAAATATATCGTAATATTTATTATACATTTGATTGAATTCTTCAAAATTACTATTTATTTTTTGTTTTAAATATTCATAATAGCAATATTCACGATATAAATCTATGTTTACAAAATTATTTTGCATATCATATCTTATTTTACTTATTGCTTTACCTAAAATATTTGTTGAATATACATCTCTATTCATGAATTTTAAATTATTTACCTCTTCATTCACTATTCCAAAAAATGAGTCTGACACAAATAAAATATTTAAATCCTTAGTTTCTGATGAAAAAATATTTATTAAAGTCTCTTTTGCTGTACTACTATCTTTTATTAGCTCATTAAATCCTTCTATTATTAAATTTGTAAAATAATTAGCTTCTATTTTTTTTTTCTCATATTCAAAATTTAATATATTTTTACTTAAGTCATCCTTAATTTCTAATATATCTTTCTCATTAAATACTTGACATAACAGATTGGAATATATATAATTTGATACATTACTATACTCCACATTATCTATTCTTATTGAAAAATTGTAGTTATTATTAAGTATTCCAAAAGGCAAGTCGTCTTCGTTTTCTATTTTAATTTTTGTCTGAAACATTATTTATTTATAAACTAATTTTTTTTATTTTTATATTATTATAATAAAAAAATGATTAATCTTACATCTAGTCCTGATCGTTTTTGTATGATATTGTTGGAGTAATATTTTTATACTTGGTAAGTTAAATTTATAAAGTTTTTAATGTAATTAAAAATTGTTATTTAAATATTTATTTATTTATAAATAAATATGTCAGGCTTACTTTTTTTAACTAACGATGATTTTGTTTTAAATAAAGGTACAAAAGGAAATATTTTATGCACATCAATCCAAGGATTTTCTTTAATTTTATTTTATTCAACACAATGTCCTCATTGTAAAAGTTTAATACCTATTTTCAAAAAACTTCCAGGTACTATAGGAGGATGTCAATTTGGAATGTTAAATGTTAGTACAAACAAGCATTGTGTTAACTTATCTAAAGATACATTAGCACCAATTACTTATGTTCCCTATATTATTCTATACGTCAATGGGAGACCATTTATGCGTTATTCGGGACCCTATGAAGCAGGGGAACTTAGACGATTTGTTATTGAGGTTTCAAAGAAGATTGAAACTAAACAAAAGTTTTCATCTGAACAAGTCAAAGAAGATCCTCGTGGAAGAATTCCACAATACACTGTCGGTCATCCTTTATGTGGAGAAGACGATGTTTGCTATCTTGAGTTTAAAGAAGCTTATCCTAAAAGACAATAAATGATTATTAGATAAGCATCATTTGTATCTTCAAATGCTTTATTATAAATTTTATACTTGTTTTGAGTATAAAATATAACTATTGTATATACTTTACACGCATAAAGGGACTTGAATTTGTTATATATTGTGCGCAAATTTGTGTAAATTTAAACATCTGCTTAAAGACATGATTCCTATTATAAAAATGGAAACGATCAACATTGCAAATCTAATTGATAAAAACTCAATTACAAGACTCTCAAACAACTATGAAAACAAACTTTTAAATAAAATCAAAAACAATTTTACAGATAAGCAACAACAAATGTTCGTTTCTAGTTTTTATACTTATCTCAATTATGATTCAAAGAAAGACTTTGTTATTGATTTTGATAGTGTATGGAAATGGTTAGGATTTACACGAAAAGGTAATGCTAAAAGATTATTAGAAAAATTTTTTGTTGTGAATATTGATTATAAAATTGAAGAACTTGCTCCTCATTTGGGAGGAGCGAGTTTTGAACCTTCACACGGAGGTCAAAACAAAGAAATAATTTTACTGACAGTAAATACATTTAAAAAGTTTTGTATGAAAGCAGGAACATCAAAAGCAGATGAAGTACATGAATATTATATTAAATTAGAAGAATTATTACAGGAAACAATTAATGAAGAAACTAATGAAATTAGATTACAGTTAACTAATATAGAACAAGAAAAGAATGTTATAGAAAAAGAAAAGAAATATATAGAAAATAAATTTACCACATTATCTGAAGACCATGATAAATTAGTAATAAGACATAATAAACATCTAAAAAAAATAAAAAGAACTCCTTATGAAATAGGTAATGTAATATACATAATCTCAAATCCGGCAATACCAAAATTATGCTTTAAAATAGGTGTTGCTTCTCAAAAATCTAGTGTAACTCAATCAGCTTTTATGCGAAGACTTTCTACTTATAATACTTCTTCTCCACATGATTTTTTAGTAAATTGTTTATTTTATGTTAAACATAATATGTTACTTGAAAGTCTAATAAAAATAAGATTTGAGAAAAACTTAGACCCTCTTAATAAAGAATGGATACAAAATATAGAACTTGAAGAAATTATTGAATATATAAAATATATTTGTAATGGAAGTAATATCAACTATTTTCAACATACTTATGTTCCATGTAATAAAAAATGCGAAAAAATAATAAATAACAATACTGAATATGAAGATGAAGATGATAATGAACATGATGATGAATATGAGTATGAAGATTATAGTGTAAAAGAAGAAGATGTAAAAGAAGATGTAAAAGAAGATGTAAAAGAAGATGTAAAAGAAGATGTAAAAGAAGATGTAAAAGTAAATGAATGTGTAAAAGAAGATATAAAAGAACACGAAGATGTAAAAGACGATGAATATAATGGTGAAGCTGAAAATAGAAACAATATTATAATTACAGAGAATTTTAGTTTTGAAGAATTACAATCATTAAGTAGAAAATATAATTTGGATGTACGTGGAAATAAAACAGATTTATATAATAGAATACTAAATTATAAGAAAACTGGTGAAAAAAATGAATATAAAACTTTGACAGAGTTAAGAGAAGAGTGTAAGAAAAATAATTTATTTTATACTGGTAATAAAGATGTTTTAGAAAAACGATTAAAATTATTTTATGATTCTGGTAAAAATATAAGAAATGTTTCTAATAAAAAAAATGAACCTATTATTGGAAATCAAGTTATGGAAAATAATATAATTGATCATGACGACAAAAAAAAATTATTACTAACAATTGATAATGAAACTTATGACAATTTATTAATAATATGTAGTAAATATAAAATTTTACAAACTGGTACAAAAGTTGAACTATTATCTAGAGTGAAGTGGTTTTTGAATGCTGGAATTAATGATTCAGAGCGTCGTAAGAATATTTATGTGTATGATAAATATGGAACTTTTATAAAACATTATATAACAATTGATGAATCATCTATTGAATTAAATATATGTAAAAATGTAATTTCTGAAGCATTAAATAAGAATTATTTATTGAATGACTATATTTTTCGTTCACAAATAAGTACATTTTCAGATAATGAAATAAGACAAATAAATTCAATAAGAAAGAAGTCAAGAAAAAATTTAACATCGGAAGAGCATCTACAAATAAAAAGAATATATGACTTAGGAGAAAAAACAAAGTCTGAACTCATGCAAATTTATAACATCAGTAATACGCAGATTAAAAGAATTTTACGTAAACAAATTTAATTTTAATTTATATATAAAATTTTATATATAAAATGTTAATATCATTAGACTTTTTGGTTAAAAAATATAATATAGAACTAACAGGAATTTTACATGTTGGAATGTATGAAGCAGAAGAGTTAGTTACATACGAAAAATATATAAGTAGAAATAAAATATTATGGATAGAAGCAATAAAAAACAAGGTAGACTTTTGTATAAATAAATTTGAAGGTATATTAGTAGAACATGCAACAGTAAGTGATAAAGAAGAGTATGTAAGATTTAATATATCTAATAATGGACAATCATCTTCTATATTAGAATTAGGAACTCATAAAGAAATGCATCCTGAAGTTCATTACATAGATTATTTCATAACAGAAACAAAGTTACTAAAAAATATTATACCTAAATACACAGATACTATTAAATTTAATTTTCTCAATATAGATATTCAAGGGGTAGAGTTAAAAGCATTAAGAGGGTTAGATAAGTATATACTAGATTTTGATTACATATATTTAGAAGTTAATAAAGACTACTTATATAAAGATTGTTGTTTAATTGGAGAAATAGATGAATATTTGAAGAGTTTTGGATTAAAGAGAGTAGAAACATCATGGTTTGGATCGTGTAATTGGGGTGATGCTTTTTATAAAAGATAATAAAAAATATGTAAAAAATTATTTTTTAAATATTTTAACTGTTTGTTAATCTAGTTTCTTTTCATCACTTGGAACCAATTTTCCATCTTTAAGTGGATTGTAGTTATAATATATTTCTTCATTTGCATAATTGATACAGTTAATTCCCAATGCAATAGAAGCTAATAATAATAATGAAATAGTTTGGTAAGTAAATTTATATTTCTGTAAAATAATACTACATATAATAATGTTTAAAATTAGTAAAAATAATATTATTCCTGAAATACTATTAATAATAAAATATATATTTATTTTAAACTATATATATATAGTGAATACATATGAAGTTTTCATATGTATTCTTATACTAATTTCCTGGAATAAATTACACATGGATCTACTTCTTTTTCGCAATCCAAATCAAATTCTTCAGAGGCATAACAATCATATCCAGCAGAAACGAAACAATTTCGGCTATGAATATGATTTAAGTAAGTAACTTCAAAACAACAACCGATTTCTTCTAAATATTTGGTAACTGAATTCAAACTGGAAGAATAGTTATAAATCTCCCGATTGGCAACCTCCCATTCAACAGCATCCTCATCATCGTAGTAAAATCCAGTTTCAGGGTCGTCAATCCTAGAATCGTATCGTTCTACTTTTCGTAAATGAAGAATCGAAGTCCCATCGTCTTCTAGAGATTTAGATATGAGATCACTTAGGTGTTCGCATAATTCGGAAGGAGTATTCATTCCAACTTTTTCTTTTACAAACTTGTTTCTTAAGTAAAAAAAATATAATAAAATCATTTTTTTATTAATTTTTTTTTAATAGTTTTTTTTTACTTTTTCTTCTACTACTTTTACTTTTTCTTTTGGTACGTTTGTTACCATCTTTTATATATTGTAGATTTTCAAGAGATTTTCTACGAGTTTTCGGTGGTGAAATAAATATATTTTTATTTATAATTGGTGAAAATCTTGGTAATTTAGATGATTTAGATTTAGATAATTTTATTGGTGAAAATCTTGGTAATTTAGATTATTTAGATTTAGATAATAATTTATTTTTTTTCATTTATTAGTAACAGGAATATAATGATTGCCTAACCATTCTATAGGAATTATTCCATTTAGATTTAGAGAAGTACTATTATTATCAGGAATAAATTCAATCATATTTTGACGATTATTTATAAGTACAATTATTTTTATATTCCAAATATTGCATGCTGATTTTATTTCAATACCACCGCCCCATGTATTTGTATTTCTCATTTTTTGTATATAATAAGGATCTTCAATATCTAATAAAATTTTATTATCAATACCATTTATTATTTGATTATTAGATTCTAAATAATTACAGATTATTTGTCTTATAGTATTACTATCAATTTTTAAAAAGTAAGATAAAGAATCAAATAAACAAGACATATTATATTATTTTATTTATTATTTATAAATAATAAATATAAATCATTATATTTAAAGATTATAATAATTTTATATATTTAAAAATGACTGAAACTAATGATGATAAAGAATTATTGAAACAATTACATATCAACATTATTGATTTTTTTGACGAACTTATAAGTTTATTTCCTAGAGATAATGAACTTATTTTTATGAGAATTTTTCTTAAAGATCAAATTGAGATTAAAGAAATTATGTCTAACTTGAATTGGAAACTTAACACTAATGATCAAAAACTAAAAAAATTAATTAAAGAAAGGGACGAGAGTACATTTATTGATAATGATATTTTTCACTTTGAAAATAAAAGTATTAACTTTAAAAAGTTATGGAATTCAAATAGATTAGATCTTGAAGATAAAGAAAACATATGGAAATGGATGGATAGTTTTATATTTCTATGTTCTAAATATTGTAAAAAGTCTTTTAGTTAACGAGATCTACTGGATCACTAAATGTTCCTCTATATGTGAATGGTCCTTGTGGTTCTTGTTTTATTTTTGGTTCTTGTTTTATTTTTGGTTCTTTTTTTATATTTGGTTCATTATTTTGTTTGTTATACTTCGCTTTAAAAATATTTGGAATAGGAAGTTGTTGTTTTATAATTTTGTTTGATCTTCTTTTTGTTTTTCTTTTTATTCTTCTTTTTGAGTTTTTTGTTGATGATAATAGTTTCAATAATAATTTTTCAGAAATATTTATAACTGGAGTTCGCACTTTTTTCTTACTCCTTCTCTTTGACTTTAATTTTGAAATCAATTTAATAAGAATTTTATTCTCCTTTGATTTTTGTTTTTTCATTTTTTATTAAAAGAAATAAAAAAATAAAACTTTTAAAAATCCATTTTAATTTGACTATATTGGAAAAATCTCTTTACCTAGAAAAAGAAAGTGTACAATCCAGCAAACACACTCTAATAATACTATATTATTCAAAAAATAATTTATTTTTAATTTTTCTGAGCCTGAAATATCATATTCATCGTTTATAGGTTCTTTGTAAAACATTTCAAGATTGATGGGAACATCATTTATGTTATCTATATGTAAAAATAATCCACTGTCAAAATCCTGTCTGTTCTTACAATCTATTTTAATTGAAATTTCAGAATTTTCGTCATCTAGTAATATAAGATCTGATCCACTACCATATAAATTGTTTTTAATTTCGTTATAAATCGTTTCATAATTTATCATGCTTGAATCCACATTCATTGTTATGGAAACATTTTTATAAGTATTATCAATGAAATTTTCCCCAATTAGATGTCTTCTAAAAGTATTTGAATTCTCAAAAACAAAACCATTATTGTTGGATATTATACTTTTACCAAATGAAAATGATGCACAAAATCCGCCTATTGCTTGATTACCTGTTTGAACCCATTCCGGACAAAATCCTGTTATTATGTCGCCTTTTTTTTGCATGTTTATCATACTCCAACCTCTAACATCGATCAATTCATTAGGTATATTAAATGAAATTTTTCTATCATTAGGACATGTTGTTATCCACTGTCCACAAAAACCTGTGTCCCATTGAGCGGTTATACTCAATTTTATTCCGTTATTATAATTAACTATATTACAAGATTCATTTTTTTTTTTTGATTTTGGTTCAGTGAAACCATTTAGGCAATTTCCACAGATATTTGGACTTGTACATTTTTTTCTATTCAAAGAATTGCATCCATTATTATTGCATTCAACTTTACACAAAGAATTTTTATTATTTTCACCTGTAAATCCTTGAAAGCAATTACCACAAATATTATTTGTTTGACATGTATTTCTATTTAATACTTTACAATTTACATTGCAATCAACAGGTGGTTTTATATCACAATTTACTCCAGTATAACCTTTTATACAGTTACATTTACCGTTATTACAAGAACCAAAATTACCACAATTTATATTATTACATGGGTAAACAATTACTGGTGGTTGAGGTATCTCTGGAACTGTAATGTCATTATTACATGAAGGAATCCATTCTTTCGGACCTCTACTTCGTTTATCTAAAGGTGGTCTTAAATTAGAATCATAAATATTATAAAAAGGACAACCTTTTTGATTTATATCATTTAAGTTATATAATAGATGATCAATTCCATTGATTTTAGTTGTTGGTCCAGGAATTTTACAATTATTTTGAGAAATTATTTTTATATCTATGCAATTTACATAAAATTCTACGTTAGATACTTGTTGCACAGCATACCATTCCCATCTTAAAACACAATGTTCACAAGAAGGTAAAAAATCTGGTAGTTTTAAAGAATACCTATTGATACCTAAAGGCAAGTCAATTCCATTTGAAGATAAACATCCTGGAATATCTTTCAATTTAATCCAATTTACTGGCGAATCTGTATTTAAATCATAAGATATCCATATAGAACAATCACCCGGATGAGGTGCTTCCATTATCCATTCTAAATTAATAAAGTCACCACTATTATAAGTTCCGACAATATTTCCTGATGGAGCATCGCGACATCTCATCGAAGTTGGAGATGTTTTGAAGGCTGGTCCTAAACAAGTATATATTGGAGCATTAAGACCCCCATCAACATTTTTTAATCTTGGTATAGGATTTGTTATTCTACCGTGACCTAATACAGAGACAAAAAATATAAATATATATTTAAACATTTATTTTATAAAAATATAAAAAAATATTTTACAAATTCAAACATTTTTATACAAGCGTTTTGTATAAAAATTATCTTATTCATCAATTAAACATGGAAAATTATTTATTTTGAGATAATCGGATTCCCGAATCAGTTATGACTTTCAAATCCAATATCCACTCAACTTTATTACGTTCTTCCCATATTGACCGTTGTTGTTTGATATGATTCTTAGTTTGTTCTTCAGCCCATCCATTGACTTTCATCAAATGCTTATTTGCAAATTTTTCAAGTCCTCTAAGACCTGCTAAACCATGATGAGTTACTGTATGACAACGATGACATAACGCTATAATTCTTTCTAATTTCTGTGTTTTTGTCTGTTCGTTATAAGACCACCTTTCATGTGCTTCAACTCTTAATGTGTTCCACAGCGCCCAATCTTCTTTCATCTTTTTCAATTGTTCACCATAAAAAAAATCAATTTCTTCTTGTTCCATTTAAAAAATCTTTTGATCTTAAAGAAGATAATATAGAATACTATTACGATGAATTTGAAGTTAAGAATCGGAAACACGTCAAAAAATACACATTATGATGAATAGTGAAAAAAATGATTTTTTTAAATAATTATATCCTATTTTAAATTGATTGTAAAATGGAAACATATACTTCTATAATTAAATCAGCAATAGCCGACTATAACTATAAAAATAAAATTTTCGCGGATAAAACTGGAACTTTTGAAATTTTAGAAGAGGATGATGAATTTTTAAAATTGATGAACGTAATAAATATAGATCAGGCTTATTATTCTATACCAGAATATATTAAGGCTATTGAAAGTGAAGCTTTTCGTGAATGTTTTAATTTAAGAAGAATAACTATACCGAATAATGTTGAATATATTGGAGTTGGCTCTTTTTGCGATTGTATTGCATTAAATTCTGTAACTTTTGAAGGAAATGAAATTAAAACTTTTGAAGGATATACTTTCGATGGTTGTGATAGTTTAGAAAGAATAAACATACCTGAAAAACTTGAATTTATAGATAATTACTGTTTTAAGGATTGTTTATCTTTAACTTCTGTAAAAATACCATATACTGTTACAGATATTAATTTTGGTGCTTTTATGAATTGTAAAAGTATAAATACTATACATATATCAAGTAAAACAGTTATCGTTGGAAATAATGTTATAGATGATAATGAACGTTTACATGCTTCTTTTGAAAATTGTATTTCATTAGAAATTGTACATTTAATGTTACCTGAAAATAAACAAATTCATTTCAAAAAAACAATTGATAGAAATAACAATATAATAATATTATATAGTCCTTATAATATAAATAAAGATATAGAAACTACTATAAGAAAGATTTTTAATGTAGAAAATGAAGAAGAATTTAGATATTATCAAAAAAATAAAGTAGATTTGAGTAAATCTTCCATTGCAAGTGCATCAGAACCAGCGAAGCTATTATCTATTTTACCAGAAAACAGATATTTGATTTCTCAATACTAATACATATTGATAGTGGTCTTCCTAATTTATTTCATGTCGCAAACAAGAACGAAATCCTGATGTAATGGAATTAGTTCTTGAAATAATATTAGTATATCACGTCTTTGTTTCTACTTGCATCTTAATTGATTTTTATAAATCTCTTGAATAAATTTCGGAATAACTCACTACATTTTTTTTATTTAAGTTTTTGTTTTAACACATCTTTTATGAATCTTTCTATATTTTCTATTTTGACTGTGTGAGGAACTTCTATCAAAATTATATTTTGTTCTTTACAAATTCGTCTCTTCATGTCATCGCGATATTTTTGGTTTAAAAACGCTTCATAGTTTTTGTGAAAGAAAGGAACAAACTTACTATGTTGAATTCCGTTATATTCTGCTGCAATACGTAAATCTTTGTTGTAACAGTCTAATTCTAAATTAAAATTTCCTCCAGTTACAGGGTTTCTTAAGAAATTTGGCCGAGCCTTGTTAAAAGGTTTTCTAAAAATTTCTTCTAATACTCTCCGACATTCTATTTCACCTTTACTTTCAGTTATTTTTTTCTTTGTATATGATTTAGTAGTATTAATATTATCATCGTGATAATTATAATAATAATATTTAGACCATGTTCCTTTACCTCCTTTAATTTTGTTAATTAATCCAAAAATTAATAAAAATAAAATACATAAAACCATGATTATTTCAAAATTGTAAAAATTCCAATATTTTCTAAATAAATCTAAATAACTCAACGCTGAACTTAACATTTATTATTAATAAATATAATTTGTGTTAAAAATAATATATATTATATATATAATTAATTATATATAATATGAATAATCAACTCATTGAATTTTTGGATAATTTAAAGTGTGATATTGAACAAGATAATATTAGTGATGAAAACATACAACTTTTAGGTGAATTTTATATGAAATATGAGTTTATTAACAATAAAAATCCTATTAATAAAAAAGATGATCATAGTAAATATTTAATATTGGGTTGGTACATATATAACGTTATCATGAAAAATTTTATTTAATTACTTCCAAATGTATTTTCAGTTGATAGATATAGATATAAAAACTTATCTAAGTTTCCTACTTTTTCTTTATTTTTAATATGGTCCCAATATAGTTCATTAATTATTGATGATGGAATAACTAACTTTTTATCACAGAATAAAAAGTAAGACATATTATTTACCTTATTATCATTATTGTTGGCCATATTTATTTGATTTCTTATAGAGACTAATAAATAAGATAATGATGCACTTTTTGGAACTAAAAATTTTTGTTTTTTCATATTAATTTTTGTTTTATCATATTCTACTATTATTGGAATACGATCCGGATATTTTGAAAGAATTCTATTTGATTCAGAAATTCTTGTATCTAATTGTGTTGAATCTTTATAAGACATTTTATTATTATATATTAATAATATATAATATATTAATATAAATTTTTTTTTATAAATAATAAATATATAATTTCTCATTGTTTTCTATATCTAATATATATGTTGCATCTATTGATTTATCCAAAAAATTGTCTGTATTGAAATATTATTTTTATATTTCTTCATTTATATAATAAATGAATTGGACAGAACCAGAATCTTATATTTCTATTATTAGTACTTTTTTATTTGTTTTTAGTGAAATTTTACCTTTTTTACCTTGTAAATCTAATGGTTTAATACAATTAATTAAAAATTTTATGACCATTATAAATATAAATACTAATAATAAAGATAAATATAAAAAAGATAAAGATAAAAAAGATAAAGATAATAATGAAGTTATAAAATTGAAAAATGTGAAAATACAAGACGATGATTCTGATACTACTATTTACACATACAGTGATGATGATAGTAGTGATAATAAAAAAAAAGATAGTGAAAAGGAAATAAAAAGATTAGAAATAGAATTAAAAGATGTTATGTCTGAATTAAGAAAAAATAAACATGTTGAAAAAAAAATAAAAAAAAAACTTGAAACATTAGTTGATGAGTTAGAAAAGTTTAATAAATAAAATTATAACTATATTTATAAATTTTTTTATAAATATGTTAACAATGATACATAAAACTTTAAGTTATAAAGTAATTATATTTATTTATAATCCATCAGATTTAATACTCAATGTCATATTACCATATCCTGATGTATATGATTCTGATGTTACATCTAACTGATTTGTTTGTTCTATTCCATTTAAGTCTAAAACTATTTGACTATTTTGAATGTATGGTACTAACATATTACTACATAATCCATAACCTGTTGAAAATATTTCATTATTTACTGATGCAGTATACCACGTTGTTGTATTATAAGAGTATTGAATATTATCTGTTCCATCTCCGCAAATATTCCAAATATATCCATTCCAACAAATTCCATAGCATGATGTTAAATTAGTTGTTACTACTGTCCATGTACTTCCATTAGTTGATTTCAATACACTATTTGTTCCTGAACCACCAGCTATCCATGTTGTTCCATTTGATGATATTGATAATCCTGATGTTGAAAATAATGTTGTTCCTAATCCTGTCCAACTTGTTCCGTTTGAAGAATATGCTATTGTATTTGTTCCTGAACCTACAGATACATATTGATAACCGTTATAAGATACTGAAATTCCAGATGTACTAAAAACTGATAATGTCAATCCTGTCCAACTTGTTCCGTTTGAAGAATATGCCATTGTATTTGTTCCTGATCCAACAGCAATCCATAAACTATTACTCTCACCCCATATTACGTTATTTCCTGATGTTGAAAATGTACTTACACCTAATCCTAACCAGTAAATACCATCGTATGAATAAGCTATTGTATTCGTACCTGATCCAACACCTATAAACATTGTTCCGTTCCATGCTATGTCATTTCCAGACGATGAAAATATTGTTGTTCCTAATCCAATCCAGTTAAAGTATGAAAAAGAATAAGCTATCGTATTTGTTCCTGAACCTAATGCTATTACTCTTGTACCTGTCCATAGTGCATTATTTGATTGTGTTGAAAATATTGATTTTCCTATTCCTATCCAATTTATTCCATCTTTAGAAAATGCCATTGTATGATAAGTTCCTGAACCTAAACACAATAATGGATGTCTTATACTAATTTTTCCAGATTTCAAATAATTTGTTTGTATTTTTCTTCCTACTGTTGAAAAAATTGTTGTTCCTACTAATGTCCAAATAGTTCCATTTATTGAATATGCGATTGTATTTGTATTATCTCCTACTGCGCACCATAATTGTCCATTCCAAATTACTCCTCTTCCTTGATTATTAAAAATAGTAAATCCTAATCCAGTCCACACAGTACCATTAGTTGAATAAGCTACTGAATTTGTTGTGTTACCAACAGCTACATAAAAATTAATATTATTATATGCTATTGAAAATACCCATCCAATTATTGTACTACCTAATCCTATCCATTGTGTTCCATTATAAGAATATGCCAATGAATTAGTACTTGTACCTCCTGCTATCCATTTTTTATTATCCCATACAAATGAAGTTCCTTGTGAACCAAAAATTGTAAAACTTAATCCTGTCCATCGTGTTCCATTAAATGAATAAGCTAATGTATTTGATGATCCTGATCCAGCTGCTACAAATAATGTTCCATTCCATGCAACTGACAATCCGGTTGTAAAAATTGTTGAACCCTGACCTATCCAATTCAACCCATCATAAGAGTGTCCTATACTATTAGTACTGGCTCCCACAGCTATAAAAATATTTCCATTTGAAACAATATGATTTACATCTTGATTAAATATGTTTTTACTATTTGAAGTAAGATTCCAAATTTTACCATTTAATGAATATGCAATATATCCACTATCACCACTTGCCAACCACATGTTTCCAACCCAGCCAACAAAATTTGTAGATGATGTGAAAATTGTTGTTCCAATACCAGTCCATGATATACCATCGCTTGAATATGCTATTGTATTAGTTCCTGAACCTACTGCAACAGTTAAATTTTCAGGAAAATAAATATAATTATTTCTTTTTATATTATTATCCAACCCATAAGCACCTACTGAAAAAATTGTACTTCCTATTCCTGTCCAATTTATTGAGTCTGATGAATAGGCTATATTATTTGTACCCACTCCAACTGAAACCCAGGTTGATCCATTCCACATACTTTTTCTTCCCGATGTTGAAAATATAGTTGAGCCTAATCCTATCCAGCTTATTCCATCTTGTGAATACGTTGTATATCCTGATCCTCCACTTACTCCTTGAGCTATCCAATATACTCCATTCCAATTTACATCATAACCTATTGAAGAAAATATTAATCCCAAACCTGTCCATAATGTTCCATTTGTTGAATATGCCAAAGTATTAGTGCTTCCATTTCCACTTGCTACCCATATACTTCCATTCCATGCAGTACCATGCCCTCTTGTTGAAAAGATACTTAATCCTAATCCTACCCATTGTGTTCCATTATATGAATAAGCTAAACTATTTGTTCCTTCTCCTAATGCTATAAAAATATTACCATTGAAGTCTATATCATAACCACTTGTTGTAAAAATTGTTGATCCCAATCCTGTCCAATTTATTGAATCATAAGAGTATGCTATTGTATTTGATGATTCACCTACTGCAAACCACATTGATAATAAATCATTCCACTTTAAACCTCTACCTAATGAAAATATTGTTGTACCTATTCCTGTCCATTCTATACCATTATAAGAATAACTTATTGAATTTGTTCCTGAACCTACTGCTACCCAATTATATCCATTCCATTTTACGTTATTACCTGATGTGCTAAAAATTGTTTTTCCTAATCCATACCAGTTTATATTATCTGAAGAATACGCTATTGTATTACTAACTCCTTCACCTACAATTACACATAATGGATTGACACTTGCACCAAACGAAAATAACTGTGGATTTGAAATTATATTATTATTAATTTTACAAAGTACATTATTTGATCTTATTGTTGATGGAAATTGCATTGGAATACTATTAGTTTTTTTTGTTTCTAAAAAAGTTGATTGATTTATTACAAAGGTATTTGATAATGGTGAATATGTTACTTCTTTTGTAGTTGTATTATATGCCAACTGTGTTAAATATGTTGATGTCGTATTATCATATCTTATTGGATTTACATGAAATCCTTGACCCACACTTGATAAACCTGAACTATCTGTATTCAAAATTATTGAGTTTTGAATTTGGTTTGTCTGTCCTGCTTTATAACCTATAGCTATTGATAATGTTGATTGACTTACGCTTCCTGCTTGATATCCTATTGCTATTGTACCCGATGCTTGATTACTTTGTCCTGCTTGATAACCTATTGCTATAGATCCTAATCCCTGTGTAGCACTTCCTGCTTGATATCCTATGGCTACTGCTTGAATATTTTGATTTGTTTGCCCTGCTTGATATCCTATACTTATTGATTGAGATCCTTGTCTATATTGTCCTGCTTGATATCCTATACTTATTGAATTTGTTCCCTGACCTGTTCTTCCTGCTTGATATCCTACACTTATTGATTGAGCACCTTGATTTGAATTACCTGCCTGATATCCTATTGCTATTGCTTGTGTTCCTTGACTATATTGACCTGCTTGATATCCTATTGCTAATGAACTCATCTGTTGACTAAATTGTCCTGATTGATATCCTATACTTAATGATTGTTGAATTTGACTTGATTGCCCTGCTTGATACCCTATACTTATTGCTTGAGATCCTTGATTTTGATTTCCTGATTGATAACCTATACTTATTGATTGATAACTTTGATTTGTTTGACCTGCTTGATATCCTATTGCTATCGTACCTGATCCTTGTGAATTTAATCCTGCTTGATATCCTATACTTAATGATTGATAACTTTGATTTGTTTGTCCTGCTTGATATCCTATTGCTATTGATCCCGAACTTTGATTTGTTTGTCCTGCTTGATATCCTATTGCTATTGATCCATTTCCCTGTGAATTAAATCCTGCTTGATATCCCACTCCTATTCCATATGTTCCTTGATATTGATTTCCTGCTTGAAATCCTATTGCTATTGATCCTGTTATTTGGAAATTTTGACCTGCTTGATATCCGATTGATATTGATTGAAATCCTTGCATCGTTTGTCCTGATTGTGCTCCTATAGAAATACTTTGTGATCCCTGACTAAATTGCCCACTTTGATATCCTATTGATATTGATTGATTTCCTTGTCTTGTTTGTCCTGATTGAAATCCTATTGCTATAGCACTATCTGATTGACTATTATTACCTGATTGATTTCCTATAGCTATTGCATTTGATCCTTGAGTTCCTTGACCTGATTGATTTCCTATTGATACTGAATTTGATCCTTGATATGTCTGACCTGCTTGATATCCTATTGATAATGATTGTGATGATTGAAAATTTTGACCTGATCCTACACCTATTGATACTGAAAATGTTCCTTGATTTGTTTGTCCCGATTGATATCCTACCGATACCGATCCACTACCTTGATTATATTGTCCTGAACTTATTCCTAAAGCTATTGAATATGCTCCTTGATTTCTTTCTCCTGCCTGATTCCCTATTGATATTGATTGCTCACTTTGTCCTGAAAATCCTGCTTGATATCCTATTGATATTGATTGTGTTCCTTGATTTTGATATCCTGCTTGATATCCTATCGATATTGATCCTGACATTTGATTTGAGAATCCTGAATTATATCCTAATGATATTGCACTTTCTCCTTGATTTTGATAGCCTGATTGATATCCTATTGACACTGCATTTGTTCCTTGTGTTTGATATCCTGCTCTGTATCCCAATGCTATTGCATTGCTTCCTTGTGATACTTCTCCAGCTGAACTTCCTATATGAACAGTTCCTGAACTATCTACACTCCAACTTGATGTATTTGAATTCCAATACAGGTAATCTGAAAAATTAACACCTGAAACATTTATAAACCCTGTTGTTCCAGTTGGTCCTGTTGCACCTGTTGATCCTGGATTTCCTGATGAACCTGGTAATCCTGTTGGTCCTGTTGCACCTGTTGCACCTGTTGCACCTGTTGCACCTGTTGCACCTGTGCACCCTGTCACACCTGTACACCCTGTGAACCCAGTATATCCTGTGCATCCTGTGTATCCTGTGTATCCTGTGCATCCTGTTGCACCTGTTTCACCTATTGCACCTGTATATCCAGTATATCCTGTATAACCTGTGAATCCTGTTGGTCCTGTGATTCCCGTATATCCAGTGTATCCTGTATAACCTGTGCATCCAGTGCATCCAGTGTATCCTGTCCATCCCGTGTATCCAGTGTATCCTGTATAACCTGTATAACCTGTAAATCCAGTACACCCTGTAAAACCTGTGAATCCTGTGAATCCTGTGAATCCTGTGTATCCGGTGTATCCGGTGAAACCAGTGCTTCCTGTGCTTCCTGTGCTTCCAGATGGTCCTATTATACCGGTTGGTCCTGTGTATCCCGTGTATCCAGTGTATCCCGTGTATCCTGTGCATCCAGTATATCCAGTATATCCCGTGCATCCTGTGTATCCAGTGGATCCGGTGAATCCAGTGTAGCCTGTGCATCCCGTATATCCTGTATAACCTGTGAATCCTGTAAATCCTGTCCACCCAGTATATCCTGTAAATCCTGTGTATCCCGTGTATCCTGTACTTCCTGTGAATCCTGTTGCTCCTTTATCACCAGACAAACCAGTGTATCCAGTGGATCCGGTGAATCCAGTGTAGCCTGTGCATCCCGTATATCCTGTATAACCTGTGAATCCTGTATAGCCTGTATATCCTGTATAGCCTGTAAATCCTGTGCATCCTGTGTAACCTGTAAATCCTGTATAGCCTGTGTATCCAGTGAATCCTGTATATCCCGTGCATCCTGTATAACCTGTAAATCCTGTATAACCTGTAAATCCTGTGTATCCTGTACAACCTGTGAATCCTGTATAACCTGTATAACCTGTGAATCCTGTTGCTCCTGTGATTCCTGTATAACCTGTAAATCCTGTGTATCCTGTGTATCCTGTGTATCCTGTATATCCTGTGGATCCTGTATACCCAGTAAATCCGGTGCATCCTGTATAACCTGTGAATCCGGTGTATCCTGTATAACCTGTGTATCCTGTCGGTCCTGTTGGGCCTGTACTTCCATTATTTCCAGTTGGTCCAGTTGGTCCACTTATTCCTATTCCAGTTGGTCCTGTTGCTCCTGTAGCACCAACAAATCCACCAATATTAGTCCATGTACTTGGTCCTGTATAAATATACAAATTTGATCCTATAACATAAGCATCACCTATTGTCCCTGATAAAGGTAATTGAGAAATATTATTAACCTTACCTTTTATAACTATAGTTCCTGGATTTACTCCACCTATTGTTGTACCATAAGGTAGTAAAACACTTGTTCCTGAAGATGTTATATTTGCATCATTAATATATAAATCAGATATATAAATATTATTAAAATACGCCGATGAACTACCTAAAGAAATATTATTATTTAAAGGAATTATTGTTTGATAAACTAATCCCGAAAAAGTTCCTGTTGGTCCAGTTGGACCTGTACCACCTCCATAAGGTCCAGTTGGACCTGTTACTCCCGTGTATCCTGTGTATCCAGTTGGACCTGTTGGACCTGTACTTCCACCTTGTGGTCCTTGCGGTCCTGTGTATCCAGTGTATCCTGTGTAGCCAGTGTATCCTGTGTAGCCTGTGTATCCTGTGTAGCCAGTGTATCCTGTGTAGCCAGTGTATCCTGTGTAGCCTGTGTATCCTGTGTAGCCAGTGTAGCCAGTGTATCCTGTGTATCCTGTGTAACCTGTGTATCCTGTGTAGCCAGTGCATCCTGTGTATCCAGTGTAGCCAGTGTATCCTGTGTAGCCAGTGTATCCTGTGTAGCCTGTGTATCCTGTGTAGCCAATGTAGCCAGTGTATCCTGTGTATCCTGTGTATCCTGTGTAGCCAGTGTATCCTGTGTAGCCAGTGTAGCCAGTGCGTCCTGTGTATCCTGTATAGCCAGTGTATCCTGTATAGCCAGTGTATCCTGTATAGCCAGTGTATCCTGTGTAGCCAGTGTATCCTGTATAGCCAGTGCATCCTGTGTAGCCAGTGTATCCTGTATAGCCAGTGTATCCTGTATAGCCAGTTGGTCCTATAGCATCAGTAAAAACAACTTCACTAGTAACAGTATTATAAGCAATAACAGAAAGAGGTTGTTGAAAATCATTGTATTGTAAAGAATTAATATAAAAAGAACTAATTAAATTAAAATTCAAATTTTGCTGAACATTAGAAATAATAATAGAATTTGGTCCATTAAAAAAAGGATTAGAAGAAGGTAATAAAGTCTGTAAATTCCATTTATATAAAATTTCAGCTTCAATCTGTTGTCTTTCAATTAATGAAACACTTCTATTTATAATTACTAATTCAGCAATAACAGAAGAAACAGAAAATGAAGTAATTCCATTAAAAGAATTAATAAATAAATTAGAATTGTAAGAACCAGTAAATATTGTTTGTGAACCAAGATAATCTACACTATAAACATTTTGTCCATTAATATATGAAGTAATCAAACCAGAATTAGAAGTATCTGTAGATATAAATTCAAATAATTGCCAATTATTTTCTTGTGTAGCCTGAAATCCTTGTTTAAATCTTGAAATATAATTACCATAAATATCATATTGATTAACACTATAATTATTAAGCTGAGAAGGATAATAACTGTCCATCGCATAGAGATTTTCACTACTAGTTTGACTTTGTGCACAAATCATAGGACTAGCTACATTTTGATTGATTGGATAGTAAAGTAAAAATATGGAAATTCCCGAACGATTTATTGGATAGTTATTAATTAAACTTTGCTGTCCAACTACATAGGATAGAACACCTCTATTATTTAGTGCATTATCAATAAATAAAGGTCTAGCCCCAAGTGTAGGTGACGTAGCATTATATCCATTAACTAAACTAGACCAAGAATTAACTGGATCACCTGTGTTATAAAAAGAAGATAACGAATTAGAATCTAGCCATAGTTCAAGATTAGGAGTTGTAGAAATAAAATTAAAACTTCCAGAAACATCAAAATCTCCAAGTTTAATAGTTCCAGTATTTTGATATGATGGTCCTGTTGGACCACGGGGACCAGTATAACCAGTTGGACCAATTATTCCTTGTGGACCAGTGTATCCAGTGTATCCGGTGTATCCTGTATAGCCAGTGTATCCGGTGTATCCTGTTTGACCTCTATCACCTTGAGATCCTTTAATTTGACCAATATCAGTCCAAATATTACTATCATTATAAACGTATAAGTTAGACCCAATTATATATGAATCACCAACACTAGCTGATACTGGTAATTGACTTACATTTGATTTTACACCTAATATTTTTATAGTTCCAACAGTAATCCCGCCAATCATAGTACCAGAAGGTAAATTTATTGTAGTACCATCGCTAGTAATAGGAATATTATTAATATACAATGTATTAGTATATACATCATTAAAAATATATCCAGGTGCACCTAAATCATATTCATTATTAATTTCAGGAGTAATAGAGCTTAACAAAATACCATCTTGTGTCAATATTCCTAAATTAGAAGAAGGTCCGGTTGGACCTGTTAATGATTGAATATTAGAAACATAATCATAAACAATCCGTTCAATAATTTCTTCAGTAAAAGTATTATTAATTTTGAATTTACTCATTTTATTATAGAAAAAAAATTATATTTAAATTAAGAAGTATAAAATAATAAATAAAGATATATTTACAGAATCAGTAATATTTTATAAAATTTCATAACAATAAATATATGTTTTAGTATATTTACTTTAAAAAATACAAAATTATTTATTAAATGTTAGAAGATAATATTAATATTAACGATATAGATATAATTGATATTGACAATAAAATAAAAAAAAATTTTGAAGAAGAGAAACAAAAAATTAATGAATATAAAGAAAAATTGAATGAATTAAAAACTGGATTAAATTTAGTAATGAGAGCAGGATTAAAAGAAAAAATAATAAAAAATGAAAGGGAATTATCTGAATATATTCATGAAATAGAAAATGATTGCTTGAAAAATTTCTATATTCTGGAAAGTGTTCCAATTATAGAAAAGTATCAGGAGTTTTTAAAAACTCCATTAAAAGTATCATTTAATGGAAATATTAAAAGTAAACAAAACAAACTAAAAAAAGAATTAATAAATAATTATTTACTTATTGCTACTAAATATATTGACTTAAACATAAACCTAAATAATTACGAAAAAAATACAAAAGAAAAAATAGTATGTTTGAATTGTAAGAATTATAAGGAATTTGATATAGATGAAGAATCAGATATTTGTATATGTTTAGTTTGCCATGCACAGCAAATAATTTTAAAAAATATATCTTCTTACAAAGATTCAAATCGTGTAAATATGTCATCTAAATATCAATACGATAGAAAAATTCATTTTAGAGATTCAATAAATCAATATGGTGGTAAACAAAATGTTAGTATTCCACACAAAATTTATGATGACCTTGAAACACAATTCAAATTACATCATTTAATTAAAGATACTGATGATACTTTATCAAAACATGAAAAATTTAAAAATATTACTAAGGAACAGATCAGCATATTTCTAAAAGAATTAAATTATTCAAAACATTATGAGAATCTAAACCTTATTTATTATAATATAACTGGAAACAAACCTGATGATATCACTTATCTTGAAGATAAACTGTTATCTGACTTTGATATTCTCACTGAAGTTTACGATAGAAAATTCAAAAATATTGATCGGAAAAACTTTATAAATACCCATTACGTTTTGCTCCAATTGCTTTTAAAGCACCGACATCCATGTAATAAAGAAGATTTTTCTATGCTAAAAACTATAGACAGACAGATTTTTCACGAGAATATTTGCAGGCTCATTTTTGAAGAACTTGGATGGAACTGGACTTCAATTTACTAAAATTAATAAAAACAAAAATTCTATTAAATTATTTAAAAATAGTAAGTGTTCTTGTATTTCTGAAATATATTATTATCTTTTACGAAGAAAATAAATATTCAAATAATAAATAACTACTTTCTTACATAAAAATGATTTTTTTAATAATTTATTCTTTGTATATAAAGAAATGGAGTTCAAAACCTGTAAAATTAATATGTGTAATAAACCATGTATTCCTAGAGGTAAGTACTGTATGATACATAGGACTCCTTCTAAATATAGAGAATCTAAAAAAGAAGAAGTAGACGATGATTCTTTAACTATTGAAAGAAGGAAACGAGAAAATAAAAAAAAAGAGATTACTCAAATACGAAAAAATATTTTAAATCAAAAACAAAATAAACCAAAAGAAGAAACGAAAAAAAAGGACGATTTTGATTTAATTGAAAGAAGAAATATTATTAATCAACAAGAACAAGATTATATTGAAACGTTGGAAAGAAACAGAGAATTATTAAGAGTAAAAGAGGAGAACGAGCTACTAGAGGTAATTAAGATGTCAGAAATCAGTAATATTTATGATAATAAAAAAAAAGCTATTTCATCTATATTTGGGAATGATATAAATATAAAATTTACATTTCCATCTGGAGTTAGCTTTCAACAGGGATTTAATAATTTAGTAAAGTTGTCACAATTATATACTTATATTGATTTATATCTTCACTATAATAATTTAAATTATATTTATGAACTAATTTGTTATCCTAACAAAGTTTTGATTAATAATAATGAATTATTATCTGATATGAA